GTAAAGGAAAGTTCACCGGTTAAAGATACGATTTTACTATCTTTACTGATAGAAATAAATACATCTTCACGGTCGGCGGTTACCTTTGCTTCAAACTTCTGAATTTCAAATAGAAGCTCATTGTCCCACCATACTTTTCCCCAGCTGCCGTTCCAGCGGCGGCGTCCTCTGTATTTTACAGCTTCTGCTTCTCTTCCCATTTATAACTCTCCTTTACATAGTAAAATCAATCGTCAAATCTTCCATAGCGTTAACCGGCGTAATACGGCCTGTTAAATAAACATTGGTTCCCGTATTATATTCGCGAATTTGCTGTACTGTCATTTCCGCGACATCTTCACCTTTCAATATTGCATAGTTTTTCTGTTGTTCTTCGTCAATATCCACTGTATTCTGTGCCGTAGGACTGTTATCAAGCACATTGCCTTTCAATCCACTGAAATAAACAAGAATAGCAGAAATAAATAACATTTTATGATTATAATCATTTATCACTTTGCCGACATAATCCGATTTGAATGTATCACGAATATCATCCGTTATCATGTCGATGCATTCAACAATTTTTATGGAACGGAAATCCTGACCTACGTCAGTTGTAAATGTCGTAAGACTGTTGCAGGCACGGGCAATTTTAACGCCGTCGCCGTCACCTTCATCAACGAGTAACAGTTGTCCTTTATCAATTAAGCTGTCAATATCTTCATACGTTTCTACGCTTTCAACTTCAGGCAATTGATAATATGTTGCACTTCTATCCAGACTAAGTCCCGCCAAAATGCCGGCAATACGTGCCGTGTATTCCGTCGCCGTGTAAATAGTATATGGCTTAACCGTATCGTCATTTGCTACAGTACTATCTCCTACAATAGCTTCGCCGATAATTGTCGCAGGTGTTTCAGTGGCATCTTCCACGTAATCGGGATTAGGTACCTTGATATCTCCTGTACAAAAATTAATAATGCCCTTGTCATCAGCTGCCATGTTGGCAAGTACAGCTTTAAATGTTTTATATTTATTACTACGCTGCGTTTTAATCCAGCTGTCCAAATCTTCCTGTTCACTGCCGGAAGCTGTCGGTGCGCAAATATAATTCCATTTAATATTGCTAATCTGTTTAAGTACGTAAGACTGATTTACTGTCGGCTCTGCTACAGTATCATCCGGAATTGTATATACTAAAATACGTAGCGGCGTACCGAGCAAACATTTTTTAATTAAATCGACATTTTTATCCGTAAGTCCTTTATCCGGAATATCTGTGATATCGGAAATTTTATAAGATTTCATAACGTCCGTTGTTTCGTTTTTCAAAATCATGGCCACAATGCCGCGGGCAGAACGGGCAATTGCTGTTGTAGATTTTGTTTTAAAAGTTATAAGTACTTTCGGCATACCGAATATTTCTTTTTCGTTAGCCATTAAAATCATCTCCTATTTTAAATTAAGTTCTAGCGTTTGCATTAAATCATACATAATAGCAGAACTTTCTTTATCGGTTAAACAATCCGCAAAATCAAGATAAAAAACATAATGTAGTATCTCATCGACAAATCGCGTATGACTTTCAAGAATGGTGATATATCTGTCTTTGATATGAAATACAGGTCTAATTAAACCGTCTAAGGTATCAGCCGTATCATACAGAACAGACCTTTTTATTCGGCCGTACTCATCCGGAATTAGAACCAGCATTATATCAATCTGTATGGATTTATCCGTTAAAATTTCATCAACGGTTTTATGCCGCGGCATCATTTCCACATAAAAATAAGGCTCACTCGATTTTTCCACATTATCGAAATGAACCTTATAATTGAATTTAGATTTTAAAAGCGTTGTAAGTCCTTTTTTTATATCAAGTAATTTAATCATTTAAATATATCATCCATAATTATTTTGGCGTCCTCCTCGAAATTATCCCGCAGTTCCTCAACACCCTGATGAAGCATATAAGCACCTTTAACAAATTTTATTTTACCGTTTTCATCTTTTACCCATTCGCCCCTGCGGTTTTTTACGCGGTGTCCATATTCCATATGTGCGGCATATTCCGTATTATTGTAGACTTTAATACTGCCCATATAAGGACGGGTACGCTGCCAGTTATTTTTTAAATTACCGGTATCAACGGGCGTTAAATCTTTAGTGTATTCGATAAGGTTTTCAGCGGATTTTTTCACAAATTCATTGCTCTTTTTAGGTATCTTTTTTATGGCATTATCAAGTTTAGCGATAAAATCATCAATGCCTTCAATTTCAACGCTCATCTTGCCTCATCCTTCCGTTTTACCGTTACTTCCTGATGTGATTTATACTTAAACAATTTTACGACGTTCAATAAAATTTCCTGCTCGTTGCGGGATATTTTCAAAATATCATTCGGCAGAACATCGTATTGCGGCGGAAGAAATAATTTTAAATCCGTAATAACATCTACCTGTCTGTCTGTATTTTTAGCTGTAAAAGGTTTACCGCTTTGATACAACTTGCAGGGAATATTAACATAGATTTCCTGCACTGTATAATCATCTGCTCCTTCGTCATCAACAGCATTAATTTGACGACAAACAGTAACATTATCATGATACATATATTTACTAAGCAGACTGTTTAATTGTGATGGTGTCGGCATGAACCAAACCCCGCAATCTTTCGATATAAATTCAATTTCGGCTTGATACTGTCAAAATCCAGGTCATTTAAAACACCGGAAGAAATCGCCGCCGCCACATTAAATTCAAACTTAGTATCACCGGCTTCAATGCTTTTCAGTTGCGCATCTTCTTCTGCCGCTGTCTGCTCGTCGTCGATACGCTTATTTATCAAATCCATACAGGTGAAAGTCAAGGCTCGCGGGAAATCATGTCTATGGCAGTAATCAAGTATATCAGTTACCAGTTTTTCAACGTAAATACTGAGTACCACTTCATCAATTTCAGTATCGCCGCGAATTGTCTTTATTTTGGCGGTAATATCCGCCACTGCTTCAGCAGGTGTCATAATATTCCTTCTTTCTAAAATTGGGCATAATAAAAGCACTCACATTTCTGCAAGTGCTCAAAATTATCTTTTAAAATATCATTTTTTCCCACATTTCTTTCGGTATCTGTTCTAGCGGCTTATTATTTTCTATTGCTTCTTCAAGCATTCTAGTATCCCTATTTGTCTCATCAACATCAAGTTTTGTTGGTTGGTGTATTAAAGGTTCGCTTAAAAGTACACGGTCAAGAGAATTTTCGCCAAATTTTTTTAAATATTTATCATGTGCCTCATCAAATCGTGCCAATGCTTTTGCATATTCCTCACCAAAAGCTTTATATTTTGTCCACATTATAATCCCTCTTTATGCTTTCAATATTAATCCTATAATTAAATACAAAAATTCTATATCATCTTTTATTGTAGCATAAATCGGCTTATATTCGCCATTGATAAGTTCGACTTTTTTCAGTTGCTCCGTTGGTTCAAATACTAATTCTAACCCCACGCTTAATACTTCGGAAGCATCTGGATAGTCCTTACCGATATAAGGAGTTATAAAATCATCTGGCTTAGTTGTTTCATCCTTTTTATATCTTGAATTGAAAAGAATTTCTCTTAACAGTACAGATTTTTCATCCTTAGTACGGTCTTTTAAAAACTCTTTAGATATTCTAAGAGCGTTTTTATTGAAATATTCAACATAATGACCTATTTCATGATAAGGTGTTGTTTTGCGCATTCCATTCATATGAATTGATACATAGCCTGTTTTATAATCTGGAAACTTTGTAGCATAATATTTACCATTAGCCATAACAGCTCCTTCATTAAAAAATCCTCTATTGGTTATTAGTGTATACAGTTTTTTTCCGCTATCAGTTAAATAATTCACCCAGTCTTTTGGATAATAGGAAAATGCTTCACTAAGCTGTTGTTTAGTGATTTTGTTACTTCCTTTTGCCCATTGTTCTGGTGAAAGTTTGCCACCCATCTCACGAAAATTGCCAAATACTTCTTTTAAGGCTTCTTTATCGCCAATTTTATTTTTAATATCAAACTGTTCGCATACGTTTCGTCCGATATTGATAATATCATCTTTTGTACAACTTTTTATATCCGTATTTTTGATTAATTCTTTAAGTGTCGGTTTATTAGCGTTAACTGTCAGCTTTTTGTGTGCTTTTTCCCACTGACTGAATGACATGGATTTTTCAATATAGACTTTGTAATAATCATCATAATTCATAGCGGCAGGGATGATAATTCGTTTTCCGTTTTTATCACGTGCACTGCGTTTGCCGCGTCCCGTATCATAATCGGTTAGGTTGCCCGCAATCGTTGAACGGCAATGCGGATGTAGCGGCGGCATATTAGTGCCGGGCGTTGCGCTGTCCACCGGATAAACTTTGCGGTCATGTGCTCTGCATAATGTTGATGTTTTTTTGTCGAGTGTGGCCAGAAATATATAGTATTTCATGTCAGCGTCTTTTATACTGTCCAGTGCCGCCTGATTTTGTACGTAATTCATTTCAGTGCGTACAAGGCGGGTAGCTTCATATTTGCCGACATTCATTCTTTGCTGTACGAGCTTTGCCATTTTATTAATAGATACACCGCGATGAAAGCCGTCCGTAATTTCATTTTTGATGAGTTTTGCCAGTTTATCCGTATTTTTCCAAATACGCTGACTGTAGTTTTTTCCTGACCATGAATTATTCAGCACTTTGCGAATTTTTTTATCATCAACTTCTGATACAGACGATTTTATACCGATTGTTTTGCCGATATCGAACAGATTTTTATAATAGTTATCCTTGTATGCACCGCTCAGAAACTCTGTCATGCAGTTTTCGCTGTTCATGCCGAGTTTATGGAGATTTTTTAAAGTATCGCTATACAGTTTATCAAGGCGTGAAATTCGTTTGCGCATGGCAAGGGTATTGAGTTCCAGCAATAATTTATTGTCGCCGGTTTGGTCTATGGCATCCAGATATTCTTCTAATGACATTCGCCACTGTTTAAACTCTTTACTTGTTAAAAGTTTATTAGCTTCCGCATAGGTAAGATTGTTATCTTTAGCATATCTGCCGTATAATACTGCTATATCATCGATAATACGGGAAAGAGCCTGCCCGTAATATTCGGCAAGCTCTTTTTCAATAGTACCTTTAGACTTTTTATTCCATTCTTGTTCACGCTCTTCGGCTCGTTTTATCCAATAGCTTTCACTATCCATAATAAAATACTATCCCACTTTATGCTTAAAGGCTACCATACGAATTTGTTTTTTATCATACACTCGTTCCCAATTTGTAGAATTTTCAAGCTCTACAAAAGTAGGGCTTTCTACATTAGTTCTTACTTTATTAGTCCATTTAATTCCACGTGGATGCATGATAAAACATTGACGATTAATAAGATAATCAATACCTGAACCCATTAATTTTTCTCGGTCAGTTTCAGTAGCAACAAAACCTTCTGGACTACCATTACCTAATGCAATAGCACCTTGTCCAAAAAGATAAGTTGTATATACGCCTTCATCTACTGGGCAACCATCATCAACAATTACTCTACGGTCTTGATATGTTTCAAATTCTACAGAATTGCTATCTCTTTCTGTAGAAATAAGATTTTGCTGTTTTAAATAAGATTTTGTTTTAGAATGCATAATTACGCCTGTAAGTTGGTCTTGTGCATCTCCTAAAAGTTGAAGGGCTTCAATAAAAGCAGAAGCAGAAATATTAGCAGCTTTTCCACTTGACGTAGATACATCATATACATGTTCTGCTTTCATTTTTTCAGACGAAAAAACGCCTTTAAGAATACGAAGTAATACTTTTTGTCGTTGACGTTCCCAGTATTTAGCAACAAGTGTTGCAATAGCTTCCATAGGGTCTTTTCCTGCAAGCTGTGCAGATAAATCTGTAGCAGCCCAAGCTTTAGCAAGACGAATAGTAGTAGATATATCTTGATTAGATGTAATTTTAGCAGGTGTTAACTTAGTTCCTTCAATTACAATTTCAGCATCTCCTGTCAAATCTTCAAAAAATGGCATATGATGAATTGGTGCTGGTTCACTTGCTAAACGGTCAAATTCTGCATTATTACTAACAATTCCACTTTGGTAAAGTGCAGATAATTCCATAGAACGATTAATCACATATGGATTAAATAGCTCTGGTACAATAATATCTTGTAAAGTTGTTGCCATTAGTTAATACCTCCAATATTTACTCCAGCAGCTTGAGCCAATGCTCTAGCTTGTTGTGGATTTTCTCTAAATAATTTACCTTGTTCAGTAAGATTAAAATGTTCTTTACTAAATGGATTATTTATAGGATTACCACCTACTTTAGGCTCATAACTTTGTTTATCATTTTTAAATAAAAAAGGCTTAGATTGCTTCAGAGGGTTAATCTGTTCATCCAAGCCTGCAACTGTGCCATCAT